ACAGCCAAACCTTTATTTGTTTAAAATAAACAAAGAAGAACAGAATTAAGAATCTGTTGTCTCTGACTCATATTTCATATGAGGCCATTTAATGACAAACTTACGCATTCTTAATATATCTCTTATAACGGATATATTAGATTTGCTAGTTTCTACTCTTTTATTTTTATCCAGTTTTGCTAGAGCACGGTCGACAATTTGCATGATCTCTTGAGATCTTTGCATTTTATCACCATAATCTAACAACTCTTGGACACTTAAAGTAAGGTAATTCAGTGGCAGCTCAGCATCTAAACGTTTAAAATGATCAAATAGTATATCTATTAGAATATCTTTAAACGCCATTTGCATAGCTGTCATTCTCATTTCTTTATCAAAATCATGAATAGTCCCTGGATTATGATATCCAGTTATATTAGGTTTTAATGAAGGAACAAGAAAAGGTAAAACCTTATCTACTAAGGATCTAGACATATCAAAAGGAGAAATAGAAAAATGATAATATCGTTTAACTATTAAACCTTTTAATATGGCAATCTCTCGATCAAAATCTTTTGGTAAAGACATTAGTCTTAAATCCTTAGATTTAATCAAAGAGATAACTAGATTACGCAAATACTCGGAATTAGTTCCTCGTATTAATGCTTTCTTAGTATTAGAAGTTTTACCGTCCACTGAATACAGTGATCGGACCAAGTCTTCATAACTGATTTTTCCTTTTTGGCAAAACATCGTTAATAATGGAAAGTAAATATAATTTTCTTCACCATCTTTATAACGATTTTTGGCACAAACGTCTTTTAGTCATTGCCCTAAATGAGAAGCAGGTAAATAATTTTTATGAATTAAACTTCATAAAATATTTACTCTTCCTATTAAGGTGTTTTGACTAATAAACATTTTAAAGGATAAAGCAGAGACATTTTCTCCATGATGAGTCGTTACTTTCGCAAATTCCGTAGTAGGATTTGTCGAAACAACTGACTTTGATAAATTAATAGGGACACCTAACTCTTCCATAAGGATTAGGTAGGCATCAGCTACTTTTTTATCAAATATGATTATATCATCACCTAATAATTCATAATTTTCATATCATGTATACTTAACGGGAATAAACCCTAAAGTACGTGTGTATGCTAATTGAACTATAAAGTGATGCGTTACTGCTAGCATAGCCCAAGAGCTTAAAGCTCCCATGGGTTGTCCAACAGAATAACGTAAATCATACTCATCAATACCATTTTTAGTTTTAACTTTTAAATGGTAGTCTCTGCCGACTAATATTGTCTTTCATAAGTCAGCACACTTATCTCCAATTCAGGAGGAAAGTATGGCGACTTGTAAAGCAATAGGTAGTCGATCAGTAGCAGCGGATAAATCATAACCAAATGAACAATTGGAAGCTTTTGCTTTAACAATACATCTTTGTCAAGATGCTGTTTGGTCAAAAGTTCCATCATTAGGTAATGATTTAAGGAAATCGAAAAGGGCTAAATGTAATGGTTTTAGTAAGGACTGAGTCCAAACATCAACCATAGCAAATACTCTTATCTTTCCTGCTGCTTCCGACTTCATAGAAAGTTGACCAACTGGATCATGAGAAAGATCTTTAGTTACTAAATTTCTTTCTCTATGAATCAAAGGTGCATATTTGAAAATAGTTACTCAATACTTTAACAAAGTATCGTAACCCATTTCATTCATGTACTCGATGATAGGTCTTCCCAATCCATTACGCGCAAGCGCAAATGGATCGGTGAAGATTCCAGCTCAACTCACTTTGTGAGTCGGAGATGAAGTCTCCAATAGAGATATACCCATATCTCTTTTCGCTATATCTTTTGGGAATCTAGACACTAATTTCAAGCTTAAAAACTTC